ACTAGTCCACGAGCCGAAGGCTACACTCTGGGCTACCTAACAGGCAGCGACGACATTGCACCCAATGGATTACCTGTTACTCCGGGCGTGGCATTCCCTCCCAATCCTGTGGCCGGGGCATATGTGTTAAGATTGGACTACAAACCCAATCGTTTGTTTAGATATGACGGCATCCGCTGGGTCAAAATTGATGACAGTGTACGCACTGACCTCAACAATGGACCAGACAACAAAACATTGCGTTCTAGCTTTGTGAACAACACAGCTACAGTTAACACTACTGATCGTGGGCCTATGCCAAGTCGTCAGAGTCTCAGTGAACTGCTCAAACCCAGAGCCGACAACGGCGGTTAATCATTATGGCACAACAATTCTTTTATGACGAACAAATTCGTCGTTTCCTGTTACAGTTTACCAGGATAGTTTCAAACTTCCAAATTGAATACGGACGTGAAGCCAATTCTGATCAAGCGGCTCTTTTGCGTGTGCCTGTTCGCTACGGTGATGCTAGCCGTAATGCACAAACAATTATTCAGGAAAATTCTGCCAGCAGCATGCCCAGCACACCGCTGATGACATTTTACGTGTCTAGTCTGGATTATGATCGACCAAGAATGCAAGAACCTTATCATGTGAGCAAGGTCAATGTTCGTCAACGCACCTACGATCAGGACACTGAGACCTACGAGACCACACAAGGCAACGCATTCACAATTGAACGGCTGATGCCTGTGCCTTACAAACTGGGTATCACCTTGGATATATGGACCAGCAACACCAATCAAAAGATGCAGTTGTTGGAACAAATGCTTACCTTGTTCAACCCTAGCCTGGAAGTGCAATCCACTGACAATTATATTGACTGGACCAGCCTGAGTATAGTAGAATTAGACTCAGTACAATGGACATCAAGAACAATTCCCATGGGCACAGAAAATCCAATTGACATTGCCACTCTCAAATTCAGTCTTCCAATCTGGATCAGTTCACCTGCTAAGGTCAAGAAACTGGGTGTGATTGAGCGTGTGATTGCTAGCATGTATGATGCGCAAGGAGACCTACAAGATGCTGTGACCAACAATGATTTGCTGCTGGGCACCAGAGTCAAAGTCACGCCTTACAATTACAAAGTTGTGCTGATTGGTAATAAACTGCAATGCCTGCAAGAACGTGCCATTGTGGATCAGTCTAACAGCAGCCTTGTACCGCCTGACCTGGTATCTACCAGCAACTTGCAATGGCCAGCGGTGGTCAGTGTGTATGGTGTTTTGCGACCTGGCATTAGTCAAATCAGATTGGAACAGCCCGACGGCACTGAAGTAATTGGTACAATTGCTCTGGACCCCAATGATGAACGTTTTATGTTGTTTGATGCAGATCCTGATACTGTGCCTCAAAACACACTGGCAGCAATTGATGCTGTGATTAATCCACAAGCCAGTGCTCCGCTAGACGGACTAGACAGTGCGCTGGAAGGACAACGATACCTACTGACTGAATCCACCGGCAGCGCTGACAATCAATACAATGCCACCGCTTGGGTTGGCGCCAATGGACGACCACTCATAGCAGAAGCCAATGACATCATTGAATATTCTGGCAACTACTGGCAAGTGGTGTTCAATGCCAACACCATGCCAGCAGGACAATATGTCACAAACTTGACCACAGGAGTACAGTACAACTGGACTGGTGAAATGTGGATCAAAAGTTATCAAGGTATCTATCCCGGCGGCGAATGGAGCATTGTTCTTTGAAAGCAGTGGGAGTTTGGTTTAGATCAAAAAGTACAGGTCGTTACTTGTACCTGCTGCGCAACGACAACAAAAACCCTGGCGCCTGGGGCTTGCCAGGCGGCAAAATAGAAACTGGCGAAACACTCTTGGGTGGCATGGAGCGTGAGTGTATTGAAGAACTTGGCAGTTTTCCCACCTACGAAAGACTGGTGCCTTTGGAAAAGTTCACTTCAGCTGACAGTGCATTTGAATATCACACCTGGGTTTGTGTGGTGGCCAATGAGTTTACCCCAGTGCTCAATCACGAGCACCTGGGCTGGGCCTGGATAGATGCTGGCACATGGCCTCGTCCCATGCATCCTGGACTGTGGAACACTGTGAACATTGAAGCGGTACAAAGCAAAATCCTGTTGCTTGAACAGGACTTTGCAACTCGTTAGGCCTGGCTTTCCTGGAACTGTACCTGGATCTCGCCGGTTGCATTGGCTGTTTGTAATGCAGTGATCTGAATTGCTAGCACTTCGGGACCGTTGGGATATGTTCCTGTTCCGGGAACTGCACTGGTACCAATTTGTTTGACTGAGCTCAGGTCCAGCAAACCAGAGTTTGTGGTTGAAATTGGAATAGCAAACAGTCGTTCGCCTCCGGCCAATTCTGTGGTAACAGCAGCCACTGTCAGTGCCAGGTCATTGGTTGTAGTTGTCCCGCCTAATGCATTGCCAAGAATCTTTAAGGTATCTCCAACTGCATACCCTGTACCAGCAGCCTGCACAGTGATTTGTACAGTGGTATTGGTATAAGTTGCGCCGGTGCTAGTGAGTTGCACAGTTAGGTTGGCACCCGAACCTGAACTTGAAACAACAACTGGTGTCAGGTTTGCAAATGTTTTTGCGCTGGCAGACACAACTTTAACGCCACTCTTGGTAAAGCCACCAGTTGCACCAAATACAGAACTGGTCAGGCCACCTGTGGTTTCACTGGTGTATCGAGGTGAAGTTGCAAACTCTGTAAAGCTAGGTTGGAAACCGCCGGCCAAGTTGTTGAGTCCAGACCAAGAAGTGTTGGCACTGTCAATGTTGTTGGGATTCAAAATACCTTCAATCAAGAAGCGACCAGCTGTGATGTTGATCACCATTTCGGTCAATGACAACTGAGCGCGGTTGATCAGGTCGCGATCGCCCAGGGCGCCAATAATACTGTTTGACACACTGGGTGCAAGTCGCATGGCAAACACAGTTTGTTTGGCGCCAACTGTGGCAGGCAAACCGTAATTGCTTCGGTTGAATGTAAACTGATAGCCTTGGTCGTTGTCAAAACTACCGTCCATGATCACTGAACTACCCCAGTGGTTGACCACCGGAGTACAAGTGTTGGATATCAATATCACACCAGTATTGTCAGCATGGCTGGCAGCAGCGCTGGATGTAAAGCTGCGACTCTGACCTTCCACCCACTGAACAAATGTTGCCGCTCGAGTGCATCCTGTTAGATTGTTGCCTGTTTTGCCTGAATACTTGATCACTTCAGAATCAATCATCACAAACACAGGATAAGTTACACTGGCAGCAGGATAGTCTGTGGCGTCACGCAAGGTAATTGTGGTAACCGAAGCGTCAATGGCACCATCCAGGCTTGACACTGGAGTTTCGTTGATGGCTTCATATCGTGCAGGCAAGTTACCCGAACGCATGTATGCTTCATTGTTGCGGTTGTTGTTGGGAATACGGTGTCCCATTATGAAATCGCCATTTTGTCCGCGAACACCAAACTGAACATAACCAGCACCGTACCAGCTGTATTCAACCATCAACATCTGCATTTTGCTTGTGTCAATAGTGTATCCGCTGACTCCAGTGCCATCTAGTGGATCAATGTTGAAATTGGCCTGTCGAATACGTTGTTCGTTGCGCAGAGCCATTTTCACGCGGTTCTGATTGTTTATGCCACGGAACGGAGGAACCACAGTCATGCGGTTCTGATTCAGCACTGATGTCACGGTGTGAGTCATGCCTTTGATCACTACCACGTCACCGTTGTTGAGTTGATCTTGAAATCTGCAAGTGCCGTCGCCGGTCACAAGATTGGAGCCTGCCCCGACACTGACCAGGCCAGCCAGTTGGAATGTACTGGTGCGCTGTACAACATTGAGACTGATACCGTCTGCTTCCCAGAACAGGCCATTTTGATCATCAAAAATGCCAGCACGAATTGCACTGCCGTGCCAGCCAGTTACATTCAAACGTGGTTGAGTTCCCAGTTCAGGGGTAGTACTACCCAGGGTGCCTTGTGCTTGTACCACAAAGCTAAGGTCACTGGTGATACTGGTAACAATGTATCCAGAGCTGTCGTAGCCACTAGTAGTCACTCCCGAGATGGTCACTGTGGCTCCTGCATTAAGTCCGTGCTCAAAGTCTGTTGTCACAGTAATATTGCTGTTGGCCACTGTTCCGTCAGCGGACAATGCAAATATGTCAAACGTTGGTTTGAGCATGGTACCTGATGAGAACAAGATACCTTTACCAGATTGGTAACGAAAGTATTTCTTGGTCTGACGCACTGCGGCTGCACCACGTGTGGGCGAACCAGAACTCATGATAACACCACCGTCAAACGGTCTTGGCAAAAACGTTGCGTTTGACCGCACATTGATTATGCCTGCCAAGGAACCGCTGACCGCTGCACCTGTTTTGGCAGTGTAGGTAAATGTTGTTGTGCTGGGCACACTGATTAGAAAAAAGCTGCCTTCAGCATAGGACTGATTGCTACCTGAACTTAGATTTACCAGGATGGGTGTGCCAGGCACTAGACCGTGGGCATATGTTGTGGTCACTGTGATGGTGCTGGGATTGCCGCCGTCACTGGTAATGGACGCAATGTCAAGATCAGCACCGGTGTATGCAAATGCTTGACGAATACTGGTATCAGTCTGATTGAGTGGATATCCAGCGGCAAGACTTGGGCTGCGACGAGGATAGTAACTAAAATTGTCAGTGTTGGCTTGACTTACAAAGTTAACAC